ATACGGACAAGGAACTTACGGTAGTAAAGTTGGTCGCCCTCGAAAAAGAGTAAAGGGCGGCCAACGATTAATGGAATTATCAAGAGCAGGTATGAAACGCCGCCTTGCTAAAAAAGCCAAAGTGGACAAGAGTTCACCATCACCAACTAGGACAAAGGTTAAGGTAACTATGCCAAAACCTAAACCAGTTGCGAAAAAAGCTGCACCTAAATCTACTGTAGCTGGTCGAAGCAAGACAGCAATGCGTACACCTAAAACAGCAGGACCAGTAGCTAAAAAGAAACCAGCTAAAAAGAAAGTAGCTACAACAATGGTTGATGCAAAAGGTCGCACAAGATCCATGAATCCGAAAACAGGCATCCCACCAAAACGCGGTCGCTTAACAAAAGCACAATCTGCTGCGAATGAAATGCGTCGTAAGAATTTAAGATCTGAAACTGCTGGTTTACAAAAGAGACAAAAGGAACAAATGGCAGCTTTAAACGAAGCAGAACTTGCAGGTGAGATTGCATACGGTCTTGCTACTGTTCCAGTTGGAGGGCCGCTGCTAGGTGGTGCAAGTAAACTAGGCATGGCTGGAATAAAAGCTGCACCTAGAATTGCAAAAGCAGGAGGAGCTAAAGCATTAGCTGGTGCTAAAGTAGCTGGCAAGAAAGTAGCTAGTGGTGCATCAAAAGCTAAACGCGTAGCTAAAGAAGCAACTAAAAAAGGTGTAGCAAAAGTTAAACGCGGGGCAAGAATTGCAAAAGTTGTTGGTAAAAGAGCAGATAAAAAACTATTAAAGGCTCAAGGTTTAGAGCGTAAAGGTGGTAAGATTCAATCAATTAACCCATTCAAGACTAGAACAAAACGCAAAGCTGCAACTACAAAAAATAAAAAGCCTAAGACTTCAGTATTTAGTGCAGGACAAGGAGCTAGAGCTAAAAAAGCAGCAGCAACACGCGCAAGAAGCAAAAAACAGATGGAACAAAATATCAAAAATGCAGCAAAACAACGCAAAGCGGCAGCAAAGAAGAAGCGTAAAAAATGACGCAAGAAGAACAGCTAACAGAGTTTACACGAAAGATTTGTAAAGCCGTCGAGTACTCAGATATGGAATACGACTTGACAACTGAGCAAATGATTGGTGTACTAGAAGTTGCAAAACAGATGATAATAGCGAAGTTCTTAAATGAATCTTGATGATATAAAAGTGTGCTTTGCATCAGTTACTGGTCTTGGAAATTGGATGTTAGACATTGATATGTTACTTAAAGTAGGCATATCAATGGCTACTCTTTTTTATATAATACTTAAAATACGACAACTACTAAAAAATGGCTGACGCAAGGTTAAAGAAAGTTGGAGTATCTGGTTATAATAAACCAAAGAGAACTCCTAGTCATCCAACTAAGTCGCACGTTGTTGTGGCTAAAGTAGGTGATAAAGTAAAAACGATTCGGTTTGGACAACAGGGTGTTAGTGGTGCGGGTAAGAATCCTAAAACAGCTAAAGACAAAGCTAGAAAGAAATCTTATTACGCAAGGCACAATGCCCAAGATAGCAAACCTTCAAAATTAAGTGCAAGATTTTGGTCGCATAAAGTTAAATGGTAATGAATAAATTAACAAAACGGCAAGAGAATGCTTTAGCTAGACACTCTAAACATCATACCACTAAACACATGAGTAGTATGAAAAAGTTAATGAAGCAGGGCAAAACTTTTGGTGAGTCTCACAAGATAGCTATGAAGAAAGTAGGAAAATGAGTCTATATAAAAATATAAATAAAAGGAAGAAAGCTGGAACAAGTCGGCCTAAGTCGAAGTCTACGATTTCGAAAAAAGCTTATGCCAATATGAAAGCAGGATTCCCTAAAAAGAAAAAGTAAAATGCTAAACGGCAAGAAAACATACATGACGGCAGCCGGAGGAATCCTTGCGGCTATAGGTGCATTCCTCTCAGGAGACATGGAAATAGGTGCAGCAATTAACGTTGTTGTTACTTCTTTACTAGCGGTGTTCTTGAGGAAGGGCGTAAAGAACGATACAAGTGGGGCTAATTAAAGCCATACTTGCATTGATTCTCAGAGCCTTTCCAATGGAGAGGCTTTTTATGCGTATTTCTGACAAGGCAACAAATGCAAAAGCAGCTAAACGTTATGAAGATAAGCTTGATGCTATTGATAATGCTATCTTGCGGTTGTCAGATGACGAAACTAAATGGGACAGCGAGACTGATGGACCACCCACAGTTTCCTTCGGCGGTGAGAGCAGCACCGGAGTTCACACGGGAAGCACTGAAAGAGATAGCGAGACTTGAGTATGAGCTGGAAAAAGAACAGTGATTTAAATTATGAGTTGGACAAGCATAACAAAAAGAACAAAGTTCGCGATCGTCGCAATTACAAAAAGGATAAAACCAACGGTAACAACAATCGTAAAAAGAAGTAAGCCAACAGTTTCGGCAATAACAAAACGATGAGTGCAGAATATATTATAGATAGGTTTGGTAAGAAAGTTGGTTTGAATCCCAGTGATGAGAACCAGCGTTTTGTTATATTAGACTTCCTTAACGAAGCCATGCAATCAGTCTACGAGTTTGTAGATATTCCCGGTGCTTTAGTGGAAGAAGAATTCTATGTAGCGGGTGATCAACGCATTGCCATGAGTCGTGACGTACAGTCTGTTCGTGCAATGCGTGAAAAAGAAAGTCAGTTACCTTGGACTGCAAGAAATCTTTTATCAGAATACAATCACAATAATTGGCCAAGTGATCATCGCTGTTGGAGAATCGTTGGCTATGAACCATTAAAGAAATCTTTACCGACAGCTACAACATCTACAAGAGGGTCAACTGCAACAGGACTAACGGTTCAAGCTTATGCGAATATTGCAGCCACAGAAAAACTTGCGATTACATTTGAAACATCTACATCAGATAGACAAACAGTTACAATAACTCCCGGCGCACACACAGGATCATCACCAGATGCAACAGCAGTAACGTTAGCAACTCAGCATACAATATCAGGCATATCCAGTATTAGACGTTATGATACAGACAATGAACGTTACGGTAATTATGCAGAAGATGGTGGAGGATTGTTTAAACTTGTAGATACATCTGATACTACAATTGTTTATTCTGAAATACCGCATGATGAAACTGAAGCACAATATTTAATCGTGGATGTTTCAGAGTTTCCTTGGGATGAAACTTCTGCACAGGATGACGATCATACATTACAAATTTTATATAAGAAAAAGTTAAAATACATTAAGAGCGACAATGATCCATTTCCTTTGTATGGATTTGAGAACATTGTAATGCACAAGATGATGCAACTTTTCTTGGAAGAACAAGGCAAGCTACAAGAAGCAAATGTTTATGATTCAAAAGTTGTTAGGGATCTAGGCAGAAAGATTGCAGACTTGGAGCGAGGACAAGAACGTAGGATGCAGTTTGGTAGACATCCTCACGACAATATTACTTTAGCAAGACGCTATCATTACTATCGTGGCTAGTTATGTACAAAGATCTTTTGTAGGCGGCATGAACCTATCGGTGGATGACACACGATTAGGCGAGAACGAATATAAGTTTGCAAAGAATGTACGCAACAGATTTGGAACACTTGAAGGTGTTAAGAATGCCAAAGATATTTCAAGTGACATAGGTGCGTTTACGTCTAATCCACCAATACAAGCAATTTATTCAGTCGGTGAATATGTATTTGTATTTTTCAACGGTGGTTGCAAATACAGAAAGCCAAATAATCCAGACACAACTTGGTCTACATTATACAGTTCTGGAACTATGGATAGGTCTGCTGAAATATTTGTACAAGCAGTGCCAGCATCTACACAAAACTTTCTTCGTAAAGAGACTCAAGTAGCAGGTGCATCATTAGAATTAGACACAGCAACTACAGTACAAAAAACTGTGTCGGCTGTCGTAGTTCAAGACGGTATTAACACGCCAAGAATTATAGAAATTGCAAACAACGTTGCCGAAGATCGTACTGCTAAAACATACGCACAGTGGTCTGATGGAACAAGAACATCGCGTGAATATATTCCTGTTGGAAAACAAATGGCGTTTTTTAACAATAAATTATTTGTTGTAAGTAAAGATGGTACAGAAATTTATCACAGCGTTAGTGGTCGTCCATTAGATTTTGTTATACCAATAGATACTTCAGGCAATAAAATAAATGCAGACGAAACTATTGGAGGCGCACCAGCAACAGCGTACACTGTAGGTTACAATGAGATAACTGCTTTAAAGACTTTAAACAGTGACGGTCTATTGGTATCTACAAAAGGTGGATCATACGCAGTCGCTCTTGATTATGCGTTTACCGTTTTTGGTGAACCTTCGTTCACCAAGCAGTTTCTATTTACAGCCAACACAATAAATCAAAAATCATTTATTGAACTATTAGGTGACTTTGCATTCATAGATCCAGAAGGATTACGGTCATTCAATGCAGTGCAACAATCAAAGAACGAAGCTCGTAACTCAGTGTTCTCGTTAAAGGTAGCAAGATTATTTAAAGACGTTGTACAAACACCAAACAAATGTGCAGCCATTGCGTTTGATGACTATGCTTTGTTTGCGTGTAACACAATCTACGGTCACGGCATATTAGTCTTTGACATACTTACGCAACAATTTGTTAGCTTTGATCAATTCACCGATGACAGCAATAGTAACATTGGTGCAGTCATTGAGTTTGCAAAAGTAGAAACAAACAACAGACGAGAACTGTTTGCTATAACACATGGCACAACAACAAGTTCTGGCGATCCAGCATACAAATGCGTTAAGCTTTATGAAGGTACAAACTTTTCAAAAGCTTATTTAGAAACCAGAGCATTCTGTACGTTTGACACAAGGGTAGAACAGAAGCCTAGAGAACTACGGTTACTCTATAATAAAATACAATTAGCTTCAGCAGTTACAGCGATACAACGAGTGAACGATGAAGTCACACCAGATTCGTCAGCAGGTTCACAAACAAAATCAGTTTCGGCACAAGCAACTCCAGTAAAATTTCCAGTAAAACTGCCAGTAAACTGGAGTGGTCCTAAACGAATACAAAATTTACTATACAATTTTCAAAGTGGTCAACAAGGTTGGAAAATATCATACGCATTACAGTGGACTAATGGAGTCACGCTATCCAACATACAGATTGACACACAAGATATTACACCAATGAATCCAATGTTATCACAAGCTTATGTCAGTTAACGTATCACATACAGACTTTACAGATGCGACAACGCTGTTCGCTGATTTAGCGGCAGCTAATGCCATGCTGGACGGTCTAACAGTACCGGACGCAACTACCAGCACAGATGGAGTTGTAAAGAAAGCAGCAGCTTCAGCAGATATTGCTACTGTTGGAGGCACATCAGTAGGAGGTGCGACAGCATCTACTGCAATTTCGTTTAATCCTTCGGACGCAAGTCATCCGACACGAGATGAAATCAGAGTAGCTTTAATAGAAATGGCATCACAAATGAATCACTTGAAAGCACAACTTAGATCAGCGGGGGTATTAACATAATGAACTTCTTTAAAGATTTATTCGACAAGTTAATAGAGACTACTGGAGGAGCAGCAGGAGGTTTGCTTTCACCATTCCAAGGAATGCTCAGTAGTGTTGGTAGTTTGTTTAGCGAAGATGGTGTACTTAGTATGGACAATCTTGTCCAAGCTGGAACTCTATTTGCACTTGCTGAAGGTCTTAGTAGTAATGACCAGAAAAAATCAGTTCAAGCATTACGAAAAGAATACGAAAGTTTTTTACCAGCATTCACTCAAGCAAAGATTGCAGCAGGTAAAGCAGAAGCAATGGCAACAGACGATGTAAATGCTTTATTAAATTACGGAATAGTAACAGAACGTAATGCAGATGGTCAGGTTACAAAACGTACAAAAGGTCCACTAGGAGGAAGCGAAGGATTAAGATACGAAGAACTCTACGGAGTTAAGCCACAATACGAAGTTGACGCTAACGGTAACATTGCAATTGATCAAGAGACAGGCAATCCTGTAACTGTAAGAACTGGTAGACCGGGACAAATGCAGATTGCTAATGAAGCGCAACGTGAAGAACAACGTAAAGCTGCAATGGCATCAACTCGTACAAGAGTTGATCAGATGGCTGAGTCTGGTAAACCACTTGCACAACAGTTTAGAAGATTTGAACGAGAACTATCACCAGAAGTTCAAAGAACACAAAGACAAGCAGGTAAAAGCTTTCGTGATTTGTTAAGAGCGCAAGATCCTACAAAACTTTCTGGATCTGAAATGGCTAATGTAGAACGAGGTCTTGGTCGCATGGGCATTGGTCTTGGTCGTACATCTGAGATGGATAAGTACAAAGCTGCAATGACATTCGGTGATGCACTTGCTAACAAGCAACAAAGACTTGGACAGGCTTTAGGTCAGACAGGAAATGTAACAGCAAGCCTGAGATCAAATGTAAATCCCGGTTCTGTATTTGGTGAAGGTACAACTACAACTCCTTCAATGCCGGGACAAGTCACAGGATTTGGCAACACAGCAGCGACAGCACTTGCACCAGTTGCTAATATTATTCAATCAAAAACCGGCGAGATGGGCGGCAAAGAAGCGTTACAAAAAGTAATACTACCTAATTAAAATGGCTAATTTATTTGAACTAACTAATAGGCGTAAGCGAGCTAAAGAGTTTGCTGATAGATTCCGTGAAGGAGCTACTGAAGCAGAGCGTGAGTATTTTGATCAATACTATCAAGAGCCGTCGGCTAGTCCAATACTTCAGCGAGATGAGTTAACACGACAACTTGATGAGGGTGAAGGTTTAAAGCGACAATTAATGGCTCGTGGTATGAACGATTTACAAGCACAAGATGCTGTAGAGCGTGAGAATCAAGCAAGACAGGCAGGTCAAAAACGCCTTACACAAAACCTAATGACTACACAAGCTACTCCCGGCAGTGTTAGTTATGGAGAAGGTTATGGTAAATACAGATCTAGTCTTGATGATTCAATGGGTGAACAGTTCGAGCCATTAACTGCTGATGAATGGTCTAGGCAACGAGCCATTGAAATGGGCATGGCACAAGATCGTCAAAGAGACGCAGCCGCAAGAGCAGCTTCCGGCACAGTTGATCAAACTATAGAACTAGCTCAAGCTAAACTAGAAGAGACACAGTCAAAACTTCCAGCAATACAAGCTGATTCAAAAACAGCAGAACGTGTTTCACAAATGCAGTTAAAGAATATTGATATTATTCGCACATCGAAAGATTCAGCAGAAATTCAGAAGGCATTAACTGACATGGATAATATTAATAGAATCTTAGGTAAAGGTTCAAGATCTGCGGGTATGCCGGGATATGGACCAGCTACTTTTGTTGATGAAGAACTAGAACAAGAACTTGCTAAACAAGAATCAGGATCACAGCAATCACCAGCATTAACGGGTGACTCTGGATCACAGTTCAGATTAAGACCACAACGAGTTGAGGCAAGATCAGCAAACGAATGACGTTAGAAGAAGAAAAGCGCAGACTTCGTGAGAGGTACAACATACCTGACAATGTTGATATACTCACAGATGAAGAATATTATCTAGCAGAAGCAGGAGAAACTTCAGCAGCAGAGGCAGGAGTTAAGTCTGGTTTAAGATCTTTAGTTCCCGGTGCTACTGGTTTAGCTGCAATGGCAGCAGCAAGTAAAGGACTTGCTAGATTACCACTTGGTAGTGGTCCCGGAGTAGGCGGTAAAATAGCTGTTGGTGCGCTCAAAGGTGCTGGTATACTTGGCAGTGCAATATTTGGAGGTATCGCTGGTGAGATGGGTCAAACAGAAGCTGAAGAAGCTATTCGTGGTGAAGAAGCAACTCGTGATTCTCAAATGCGTAGAGCAGTGGAGCGAGAAGTGCATCCAGTTTCTACAGTAGCGGGTGAAATAATTGGTGGTGGTATTGGTGGTGGCGTGAAACCTTCCATCGGACTTCTTAAAGGCGGATCAACACTTACTGGTCTTGCTGATGCAGCAAAGTCAGGACTTGGTACAAGAGCCAAGATGTCTGAAGCAGCTAAGTATGCAACATCACAAGCAGGATTTGGTGCAGGTATCGGAGGTGCAGTTGAAGGTGCAAGACAATACGCAGAAGGAGACTTTAGTCCAGCAGCATTAGGTACAGCAATGGTTGGTGGTGCATTGTTTACTGAGCCATTTGCACATGGCAGAAAATTACTTGGAGGAGGTGCGCCGCCAATGACAGATCCAACACCAAGAGATCTTGAGTATGGATTCTCTACTGGTCCCGATCAGATAACACCATTGACTGATGACCAAGCTTACCTCGCAAGGTCTACACTGAAAGGTGATAAAGTTGCAACTGAGTTTACAAAGAAGACTCTTGTAGAAGATGCTAACGAACGAATTGAAAAGCTAAATGACTTTGAAGAGTTCAATGAATTTAAAGAATCAATAGACGCAAAAGCAGATGAGTTACGAACAACACCAAGCAAGCCAAAGAAATCTTTAGAATCTGAGTTCAATGTTGAGAACAAAGAAATAAGTGATCCTGACATTGAAGCTGCACTTGGTAAGAAGTTTCCAGAAGGCAAGAAGCCAACACCAACAGAGCAACAGAAAAAAGATTTAAGAGCAGCAGCTAAAAAAGAAATTGAAGCAAGAATAAATCGTTACACAAGTGATGAGCTTGCATCCAGTTATGCCAAGCTTGCAGCAGTCAAACGTTCAAAGTCAGCCTCACAATTTTTAGGTGATACAAAAGTTTCACCAGAACAAGCAAGAGATGCATTGTATAAAGAAGTCGAAAGCAAAATGCCAGTTGACTTGTTTAACACTGCAAGAAATTTGGCTGACAAACGTGGCGTGACAATGCGTATTGCAGTTAATCAAATTGTAAATAACGCAAAGAGTAGAACAGTTGGCTACGTTGGAAGAAACAATCGTGAAGCTGTCATTAGTCTTGATGATCTTGTAAAAAATACAGACACACCATTCCATGAAACTGCTCATGTGTTTGTGCGTGATATGATTCAGTCATCCAATGAAACTGACAGCAAACTAGCTCAAGGTTGGCTAACTGATCTACTGAAGAATGATCCTACATTTGATTTCAAAGCTGCAAGAAAGAAACTAGAAGACACTGGATACAAATTTAAAAACGATAAACAATTTCTTGAAGAGTTTTTAGTTACTGAAGGTAGCAAGAAACTTGAACAGCGTTTACGCAATCTACCTAAAGGCACGTTTGATAAAATGCGTCGATGGTATTCTGATGTAAAACGTGGTAACAAAGTTAAGTATGGTAAAGCAGCAGTCAATGACATCTTGGATTACATGGCTCAACGTCTTGAGTTAGATCCAAATCGAATCTTTGACAATGACTTGTGGATACAAGGTAAAATTAATTACCTAGAATACATTGGAGCAAAACCTAAAGAAAAGTTAGTAGACTCTGATGGCTACCATAGTGCCAGTAAAGTTGTTGATGGTGTTAAATATGAATCAAGTGTAAACATATATGACATACCAAAAGAACTTGAAGACTTGCTTGCACTACCAGAACGACCAAAGAATTTTGGTAAAAATTATGTCGAAGATCTTAATGAATTCAAAATCGCACTGGATAAAAATCATAGTTACAAGTCTACTATTGAGTACCTTGACGGACACTCGATACACGAAGGTAACTTCGACCAGTTCATGGACATCATGCGTGGACGTAACAGTGGTACACTCAAGAAACTTTACAAATCACTGGACAACAAACCTGAGATAATATTAAAGACACGCAGACCAGAAGAACCAGCAGGTTATTTTGAGCGTGATAAACTTGTTATCGGTATACCAACTATTGATGAATCATTTGATACAACTGTAGCTCGCTATCTTACTTATAGTAAATTGATGGACGATGTTAAAGTCAATGATCAGATAGGTAGTGCTTGGGTAATGGTTGCGAAAACTGGTATGTGGACACAGAACTATGAGCCATACATGATTCACAAGTTCTTGGACTACGCGATCAACACAAGCAACAAGATTGATGAAGGAGTAAAAGCAAAGCTACGTCATTACTACGATCACTTAAAGATTGAACCACTACGCGGTGGATACAAAGGACAGTCTGGTGATAGCATTGCAATGTATGATACTCGCATGATGCATCAAGGTGATGGTCTTCAAGGTATCTTAAAGAATCTACCAGAAGATATTAAGAAACAGTTTGCATACAGAATCGCACCTGTTGATGGACTAGGTATGAATGCCGATGAGTATGTAACATTCTTTGACAGTATACTGGATAACTTTGGCGTAGCTGGATCATCAACACGCAAGGGATTCAATCATGTGCAGCGTTCCCCTGAAGCATTGCTTCAGGGTTTCTTAAATAAGAAAACATTCGACACTGTAGATAATTCAAAAGTTATATATGACGTAATCAAAGACGAGGGAATGTCATACTCAGAGTTTGATAGACTACAAGCATTGTGGACTGCACAGAAAGTACCGATTGATGAAGTGCTTGCCGGTGGAATGTATAAGAAGTTTGTTGATACAGCAGAAGATTCACTTGGAGTCAAAGGTCTTGATACTATTTTAAACAATGATCCAACTCCACCATCACCAAGACAGACTGAGTTCGATGATTTTACATCAATCAACAGATCAATAGTTGAAGAGAGTGGTGATGATTCATTAGCTAAAATTGATTCAGAAACTCCAATACCATTTGATGCGAAGCCAGAAGAGTTACCGACTGTAGATAACTATGAATCAAAAAGGTACAGTGAATTACCTGTGCCAAATGCTGATGATATAAAAACATGGCAACCACTTAAAAGATTCACACGAGTATTCAGACCAGTCATAGATAGAATCCGTGAACTTGGTACGGGCAAATCAAAAGCATTAAGTAAATACATTGCAGCAAAACTTGAGAACGTACACTCAGAAGAACGTGAGATCGTTGGCAAATATTTAGAGAAGACAATGCTTGCGTTAAGTGAAGTACACTTATCACCACAAGAACTATCTATACTAGGACGTTACCAAACAGAACGTTGGCATAAACATTTAAAATTAATTGAGGAGATAGATCCAAAGCTTTCAGAAGCTTACAACTTAAACACTCGCATTCGGTATTACGACAGAATGATTGAAAGTGTTTATCGTGACACTCGTACAATGCAGAATGATCTTGGACTAAAGGTCGCTGTGTTTAGAGACGGACAACCAAACTACGTTCCTGGTCAACACACGCTTGAGTACACACCAGAAATTATTAATCAGGAAAAGCGTAGAATTTTGATGACAGGCAAGAAGCAAAGTCCTGAGTATCAACAACTCAAAACTGAACTAATTGCATATTGGAAAAAGCAGGCAAGTGGAATGTCAGACGAAGAGTTTGCAGATGCAGTTAAGCAATCTCAAGACAAAGTCAAAGATGAAGGTGGTGAATTAGTAGAGATGCCATCCAATAAAATGACTGCTGATGATAAGTTTGAAGCGTTGTTTGAGAATCTTGCTTATGCTCTAAGAGCAAATGATAAGGAGATTGGCTCACATAGATTTAAAGCGTTGCGTGTAGCAACAGGTAGACTTGGATTGCCAGCAGCATGGATTGAAGATAACGCAATACAACGTATGACTCGTTATGTTGTCAGGTTTGCAAAAGACATGGCAATGTTTAAACACATTGAAAGTGATCCTAAGTCTAGGCAAATTCTTGGTCTACCAGACCAAGAAGGTAAGTACATATTTAAGCATGACCTTGAAGGCATGGAGAATGGTGGACCATTCAATGTGCGTGAAGTTAATCCCAATGATAAAACTACAATCGAAACTTTAGAACTTAAAGGTAAACCATTGTACAGTTCCAAGGAGATTGAATCTGTCATGGAAAACTACATTGGTTATTACGAAGATTGGGATCTTGGTATTAGAACAGCTAACCGATTGATTACATCTAGTTGGTTGGGTGCTGGTGCTGGTATTCGTGACTTCATGTCTTCCTATTTATTTGCGTTGCCTTACATGAGAACGCAAGACTTGCCAATCTTAGCAACACACTTGTTGGATTTAAGAAACGCGTGGAAGAAAAGCTTTGAGTATGGGATCAACAAATCAAACTTAAACAATCTTGAGTACAAAGCTGAGAGTGTAAACAGGCTTGCTGATTGGGCAAACAGTACAGCAGATGCAATGCTTCGTGTTGGTGGTCGTAATACTCTTGAGCAAGGTACTCGTGCTTTGCAGTTTGCATTTGGTAAACAACTTGTTTGGTCAGCACTTCATCTAAGACCGCTTGAAAAGCTAGGCATGAAAGGTGACATGACTGCTGATAGATTGATAGACACAATCCAAAGACAGATGGGTGAAGTCACAATTAAAGGCAAACGAGTTAACCTAAAAGATTATGTAGGCAATGGCAACAAAGCACCAGATGAGGTAATGAATAAAGCTGCCGCTGCATGGGTTGAAGTTAATCAAGGCACATACGATGCAAGAGGATTACCTAAGTTTACACAACGTGGTGTTATCAGTATGGTAACATCATTGTCACGTTGGTCTATTGAAAAAGCAGACCGCATGATGAAAGATGTTTATGTTCCATTGAGAACACAAGGTGATCCAAGACCATTGATCAAAGCAACACTTGGTGCAGTGATTGGCGGTGAAGCTTTACGTTATGCATCTGAAGTTATAGCCAACAAGATGCAAGGTGATCCACATATTATAGAAGCAATTCACATGGAGGATGACAAAGAACTTTTCTATGCTCTTGCTAATTCAATACAGTATGCAGGGTTCTTTGGCTTTCAGTCTGCATTAGTTTTTGATTTGTTAAAAGGTGGAAGATTTGGAATTACACAAGGCATACCCGGTGGCTTTACATTCCCAGCAATTGACCAAGGATTTAAAATAGCAAACGACTTTACAAAGTTTTTTGCTTCTGGCGAAATGATTGGAGAAAGCTTTGGAGAATCTTGGATGAAGTTTATTAGAAAAACTTTTCTTGATTTAAACCAAAGTTCCCGATACTTTGCTAATCATGTACTTTTATCTGAGGATATGTCCGAGTTCAATGCACGGACAGCAATGCGAAAATGGAATAGATTAACCACGGGTGTAGATGAGCAAGGCGTACCCTCAGATATTGGCAACCAATACAGATTCCCAGCTAAACAAAACTTTAGAAACGCATCTAACATAGCAGATGCAAGAACTCTGCTGCCTAAAGCAGTAAGAGAAGCGGCTCGTCACGCAATGGAAGAACATCCAAATGATGAAGCAAAACAGCAAGATCTCTTTAAACAAAAACTAAATGATCTATGGAGAGGCAACTGGAAATCCACACCAGCTTCACCGACAAGTAGAAAATACACTAGCCATAAAAGCCGTATTCAATACTTAGGACTACAGCCAAGCAAGGCAGACCTTGCAGCTTATCCAGATCTAGCTACAATTGATCGTAATGAAAAAGGCGCAGCACTCACTAGAAAGTTTGGATCTAAGATGATGAAAGGTACAATACTAGAGAAAGAGCAAGCCAAAGGATTAATTAAAACAGAACTAGAGTACGAAAAACTTAAACAACAAAAGAAAGCCTTGATTATGCGTTATGTGGGATCGCAAGGAAAACTTTTATGAAAGCATTGGGAGATCGGGGAGAACTTTTAGTAGCGCAAGAACTTATAGAACGTAGTTGGATTGTCTCGTTTCCGTTTGGTGACAACGCTAGGTATGATATTATAGCAGAGAAAGGTAGACACTTTTGTAGAATACAAGTTAAGTCTACCGAGAATGTAACGATGACTCCTAGACACGGACCTCACTATGCTTTTGGTTTATGTCACGGTAAAGCAGTCAAAGATACTTATGATAAAAGTTCTATAGACTTTTTTATTTGTTGTGCAATACAGAGAAAACGTTTTTGGGTATTGCCTATTGAAGATGTGACTTGCAAGACATTAAAGATTTTTATAACAGGCAAAAAGTATCACGAGTACGAAGCTGCATGGGATTTACTAAACTAAATGGATGAGAAGAAACAACAAGAAAACTTCTACAATGACTTGGAGAGACTGATCTCACGTTATTATGATGAATACGATATGTCGTATGAAAGTATAGTAGGTGTACTCACTCGTCGGGTAGTTAGTACAATACTTGAAGACATCGAAAGCGAAGATTCAGAGGAGGAAGAGTAGCAGCGTGACCAATAGCAACGTTATTGTTACCCGTTGTAATTCCACCTGCAACATAACCAATAGCAACGTTATTGTTACCAGTGGTTATGATATATTGCCTGAAGATT